CCTGCAGGTGGTGCTGGTGCTGCTCCTTTTTTAGCAAAAATTACACATGGAGCATTTAGATTTAAACAAGGTATACAGGCAAGTGCAAGAATGAGTTCAATTGGTAAGTTTGGAAGAGTAGGAGGAGGACTCATTAGTGACATGAAAAAAATTAATGAACTTGGTGCAGCTAGAGTAGCATGGAATACAGTTAAAAACACTGGAAAAATTATAAATCCACTTGAAGGTAGTATAGGTACAGGAAGATTATTAGCTGCAAAAAGTGCAGCAAACAAAGTTAAATCAACTGAAAATGCTGTTGATTTTATTGATGGCTACACTATGTTTGGAGCTATGGTTAGAGATGTGCGTAATGTTAATATGGCATTAGCTGAGTCTAAACTTGAAGCAGGTTTAGTTGAACTAGAAGTTTCTAAAAAAAGATATGAAGAACTTGATAAACAAGAAGGTCCTATTTCAGAAGAACAAGTAAAATCAATAACACATGATTCTAAGAAAGCTGGATATGAAACTTTACTTTGGAATTTTCCATTAATATATGGAACTAACCAAATTGTATTTGATGGTATAATGCAACCTTTTAGAAGATTTAAATCTAAGCTTCCTGGAGGTCAGATTGCTGATGTTTCAAAAGTAGCAAAAGGTGGTTCAGCAACAATTGAAAATTTTACTGCAAAACCTTGGTTAAAAAGATTTTATAAACCTAAAAATATTGCAAGAAATATAGGAAAATACACTTCAAGAAACTGGGCAGAAGGTGTTCAAGAATTATATCAAGAAGGAATTGCTGCAGGATTAACTGATTACTATGTTAAAGATGAATTAGAAAGAGGAGGTTATTATAATACTATGATACAAGGAATGAACACTATGAAAAGTATGGAAGGCTTTGGAGTGTTTATGTCTGGATTTACAATGGGTGGATTAGTAGGGTTTACTGGAGGAGCTAAATCCGCTGCTCTAGATGTTTATGCTAGAACAGGAAGTAGAGCTGCTAAATATAAAGCAAATCAAAAAAAAGAAGAAGATGTAAGAGAAGCAAATATAAAAATGCTAAATGAAGTTTTTAGTAGTCCTCTTAAATATGCAAACGATTTACAAGATAATGTAGTAAATCAAACAAGAATTGAACAAGCTAAAATTGATGCAATAAAAAGTGGAGATGTTAAAGCATATAGGGACCTTGTTAATACTCAACAATATACTCATGTATCTAGTGTATTAAAATTAGGTTTATATGATGGTTTTGTAGACAGAATAAAACAATTTCAAGAATTAGATGATCAATCTTTACAAGAAGCTTTTAGTTCTTCTATGACTCTTGAAGAATTAGAAAATACTGATTTAAGAGCTAAGTTACAAAGTGTTTTAGATAATGCTGAAAATATAAAGAAAAGAAAAACAATAGCAGATCAAGAAGTAAATCCATTTAATCCAAATGCATTTAAACCAGATACTATAGAAAGAGAGCAAGCAGAAGAAAATTATATATCATTTGAAGACGCAAAAGATAAACTTGTATTTATGCAATATAGTTTTGATAAGACATTAGAAAGGATGACTAATATAGCAAATACTATTAGTTCAAATAAACCTTTGTCAAAAGTATCATCAACTGATTTTACTATACTATTAAATGAAATTAGTATGAATCAAGAGTTGGATATATTAAATTCTGATATATTTTCAAGAGAGCAAAATGAATCAATGACCAAGTCTCAGAAAAAACAACTTAAAAATCTTAAGGATAAAAGAGAAAAATTAGAGACATTCAATACTAAACTTTCAGAATTAAAAGAAGAATTTAAGAAAAAGAAAAAAGATAAACCAGCTGATGAAACTGAGATTCAATATGAAGGAACTTTAAATGGTAAAAAACAAAAAATTAAAGGAACTATTATAGAAGAACTAGATGATGGTAAAGTAAAAGTTAAAAGGTCAGATGGTAAAACTGTTACAGTATCAAAAAATAATATTTCTTATTTAAGCGTTCAAAATGCAAAAAATACTGAAAGGGTAGTTAATGATCTTTTTGATTTATATGAAGATTACTTAAAAGTTTTGGCAAGATCAAATGGAGAATATATAACAAGTGATAAAATAAGAGAATCATTTGAACTTATACTTGATCATCATGAGCTTGAGTCAGATGCTTTAAATCTAGAAAATGCAGTTAATATACTTTTGAATCCAGGAGGATTTGAAAAGTTTAGACAAAATGCCTTTAAAGAATTTCAAAGAAATTTTAGTAACAAAGAAGAAGATTTAAGATATGCATATGATAAATATAGAAATCTTTTAAACGGAAATATTTTTGCAAATAAATTATGGGATGCGGGTTATTGGATACAGCCAATTTGGTTACCAGTAATAACTAAAGGCAATAGTGGTATGAATCAAAAAATACCTTTTTATTATAAGTTTGATGATAAAGAAAATGCAGGACAGGAAGTAACTGATGAAAAAGATTTAGCGGAAATACAAAAGGTAGTTGATGAATTCTTAAAAGAATCTAAATTACCTAGTATAAATGTGACAACGGATGTAGTAGTAGAAGAAGAAGAAGGGGAGGAAAAAGGGAAAGGAAAAGAGGATGAAAAAGAATTATCTGTAGATACTGCAATTGAAGATCTTCCAAAAGAATTATTTGAAAAGTTACAAAACAGATTTTTAAAGTTTGCAGAAACAAATAATATTGATATAGACAATTTAGAAGGTGGTGAATTTCAAAATTGGTACAAAGACAAAAAGAATAAAAAAATTATAACAGGAATTATAAATACTTTTAAAAATAAAAAAGGTGACCCAAAAATAAAAACTAAAAAGAAAAAGCTTACTGAAATAGAAAAATTAGAAGAAGCCATAAAAAATGCTTACAAACAATTAGAAGAGTTGTTAGATGACTATGAAAGTAGTAGTCCTATAATTCAAGCTCAAAATGCAAAAATAGAAGGATTAGAAAATAAACTAGCACAATTATCATCTGAATCTCAACCTACAGATTTAACTATTACATTAAATGATGAAATAATAAATGAATTAGATCCAGATGCAAGGTCAGGATACTTTTTTAAAGGTGTGAACAATAAAATAAAAAATTTAGACGAAGTGAAAGATAAAGGACAAACCTTTATAGATGCTAAAAATAGTCTTAAATTAAAATATTTTGGTTACATTAGTTTTGATGAAGTTTTAGGTAGAGAAAATAAATTAAATACATTAAGAGGTATATTAAAAAATTATCCTACAAAAGCAGATAAAGTTAATACTGAAAAATATGAATATCAAGAAGGTACAGATTTATTGACTGTTTATATGCCTCAAACTTTAAAAAATTATTTTGAAGGTCAAGGTAAAATGAATGTATATTCATTTGAAAGAATGAAAACAACTCCAGATATAGATGAACATGAAAGACAAAGTATAATTTCAAATTATATAAATGAAATAAAAGATAGACTTAAAAAAGCTGGATCAAATGCAGATCAAGAATTTGAAAGATGGACAAATGAATTTACATCAAATAATGATAAAATTGGAAAAGGTAAAGATGAAATAAAATTATATAATGATGAAATAAATGATATTGATGAAATCTTAAATGAGTATTTAAATGAAGTATTATCTAATGTGCCTATTGAAGATATTGAAGTAGGTCAGGTATTTAAATATAAAAGAAAAAAATATTATATTATGAATAAAACAAATGATGAAATATTATATAAATCTGTTAACATTGCTGATTTAGAAGAATATGAATTTACAGAAGAAATTATGAAAGATAAAAGTTTTAAACTTATTAATGATACTGCTCCTATTGAAGATGATGATGTAAATCCAACTGATGGGGAAGCTGGTGCAGCAAATGAAAATCAAAATAATATAGAAATTTCTAATGACCAAATCAAAAAAGGATTTGATGATGCAATAGATCCGCTTGCTGCAATGAAAAATTCAAGTAATAAAACTAAAAATAATTGTTAAGTTAAATATTTTAGAATATGTCTGTTAAATGTGTAATATTAAATGAAGAACAGCAAATAGCAGTTTTAGGTGTTGCTTCAGCTTTTGCTAAACAATCTTTTCAAAAAGATGAGTTAATTAATGTTGAAAATATTATTGATACTTATTATAATGCTTCAATAGAAGGTGGTGTAGTACCTTTAACAGCATTATCTCTTATGCAATTAACACCAAGTATAATGTTGCAAGTTATATCGGGAAATCAAGAATTATTGTTGCAACAAATAGGTAAAGGTTTTAGTTTAGATAATTTAGGAAAATTAGTAGAAGAATTTAGTGATTTTAACAAGGTTGTTGAATATTTTAAAATTGATCCTTCTACATTATCTCGTAAACAAAAAAAGAAGTTAAAAAGAAATAATGCAGGAAATTCAATAGATGAAAAAAGTAGAGTAACAAATGTTATTTTTGATGCTAAACCGCAAGATGTTGCGTCAACAATAACTAGACCTCACTTGTATGCTGCACTATCATCTCAACAAGGAATCTTAGATAAAGAAAATACATTTTATAAAAATTTAAAAAAAGCATTTGCATTAGCATTAGATAAATCAGATAATTTATCAATGTCTGATCTTACTTTTGGAGGACATACAGGTTTTAAAATAACTCTTATGTCTCAAACAATGTTGAGAAAAGAAGATTTAAGACCAGATCATTTAAGAAGAATTACTGATAAAGAACATATTGATTATAGATGGGATGAAAAATTAAAAAAAGATGTAGTTCAAAAGAAACAAACATTAGCTCAGAGAAAAGTAGATTATCAAAATGGTATATCTGCTGTTATTACAGATAATAATGGTAATATATTATATTTTAAGGAAGATGACTCTGGTAATTATAATGTGGTATCTGCTGAAGAAGGAATTGCTTCATATGATAATGTTAGAAGAACTTTTGGAAATAAAGAAAATTTTTATAGAGGTTTAGCATCTTTTCAAGATGTAGCTAAAAAAACTGGAGAATCAGTTAAAGAAGTTAAAAAAAGATTTGATGCAGATTGGAAAGCTGTAGATGATGCAATAAAATATATTCAAAGTGATAAAAAGAATAATAAAGTTATTACTGAAATTACAACTGTAAATCCAGGTCATGCAGTTGTTAACTATGAAGAAAAGGTTCCATTAAGTGAAATAAATTTTAATGAAACTTTACCTTTTGATATTGAAATAGAAAAAGTAGGAGAGAATAAAGGAAAGGCTGTTATAAAAGTTTCTGATCCTTTTACACCTAATATACCAATAGATTATTTACTTCTAAAGGATACTAAGTACGCAGATTTTATAAAAGAACTTCTTTTAAATGATGACTTGGATATAAAGGCTTTAGAAAGAATTAAATTAATTAAACAATATACGTATATAAGTGATTATAAATATAGTTATGACAAAAAAAATCCAAAAGAATTAATTGTAAAAAATAAAAAAGGGGATGTATATACTAAGAAGCAATTAAAAAAAGATATAGAGAAAAAAATAGAAGGTTATAAATATTCTATAACAGATAAAAATAAAAAGAAAATAGAAAAAAGCTTTGTTTTACAATTAAATCTTGATTCACGATCATTAGGAACTAAAATAAATGATATAATTTCTATAGAAAATAATAAAGTTGAAACACAAGAAAAAGATTATAATGATTTTGTAAAAGAAAACTTTTCATCTCCTTTTGTAGTTAATGCTGAAGGTCAAGTACCATTACTTGGAGGTTATTACACTTTTTCTGTATCTGATTTAAATAATCTTAAAAGAAATAAAAGAATAATAAAAGGTAATACAAGTCTTAAAAATTCTTCTGTAGCTAATAGTATAGTTGTATTAGATCAGATTGTAGCTAGATCAGAAAATTTTATATTATCGCCTGATAAAAAAACATATATTCAACTTGATGAAAATAGAAATGTAATACGTACTTATAATAGAGTAACGGATGTAATATCTGAATCATCTGACACTCTTGATAATTTAAGAGAAGTAGAAAAAAAAGATGCATTTGTGTTTAATGATGATGGAACTATAAATATTGATAGAAACAGGCTTGAGTCTAGTTATCTTTTAGATTTATTAGATAATCCTATAGATAAAAATAATAACACTGAAGAAGATGCAATATTAAGAATTAAAACAGGAGCAGTTATTGGAACTACTTTTGATGAAATTTTTAGAGATTATTTTTCTGAAGATGGTCCCAAATTATATAAAAACTTTATTGCTAATAGTGAGTTTAAAAAGAACGCAATTAAAAGATCAGCGTATAAAGATGTTATTGATGCAATTGATTATTGGACTGAAGAAAATATTTCAGAAGATGAAAAAGTTTATTCAGAAGGAATGCTTGTTTATAATGATGAGTTAGGTATAGCAGGAACATTAGATCTTTTAACTATAAATAAGAAGACTGGAGAAATAAAGATTTGGGATATGAAAACCAAAAGAGCTGGTAGTAAGTTCTTTGACAGTGGTTTTGAAGGTAGTGAAAGTGATGCTTCTAAGTTTTCAAAACAATTATCAACATATAACATTCTCTTAAATAACACAGATGGTCTTAGTGCATCTGAATTATTAATAATTCCTATTAAAGCTGCATCTGTAAGAGGTGAATATACAACTTATCCATCTGAATTTTCTGGAATTGAAAAACCATATAAATTAAAAAAATTAGAAAAAATACCTAATTTAAAACCAACACAACAAGTTACTAAAGTTATTTCTGGAGGGCAAACAGGTGTAGATCAGATTGGTTTAGAAGTTGGAAAAGCATTAGGAATGAAAACTGGTGGAACAGCTCCTGTAGGATTTTTAACAGAAGCTGGTAAAAAAGACCCTTCTTTAGCAGAAAAATATGGTGTCAAAGAAATCACAGCAGAAGAACAGGATAAATATGCAGAAGGTAAAACTGATGCTTATACTGCTAGAACAGAAATGAATACTTTAAATTCAGATGGAACAGCTTATTTTGCTACTAGTGCAGATAGTGCAGGAAAAATTGCTACAGAAAGATATGCTAAAAAACATAGTAAGCCTTTTATTCTAAACCCTACAGCGGAACAATTAAGAAAATTCTTAGCTGATAATAATATTAAAACTCTTAATGTCGCAGGTAATAGAGGTAGTAAACTTACCGCTCAAGAAAAAACAAATATTAAAAATATTCTTACTACTGCATTAAAAGCTCAACCAACACCACAAACTAGTGAGGTTGAAAGAAAAGGAACTATAAATGTTTATTGGGGACAAGCTGAATCTGAAAAATCTACCAAAGTATTATCTAATTTAGCCCCAAGAAAATTTACTTGGGAAGGTAGAGAATATGGTAGTGTAGAACATGCTTATCAATCTAATAAGTCTGGTACTTTTGATCAAACAACTTATAATAAATATAATAATCTTAAAACTACACCTGGATACGGAAGAAAAATAAGAGGCAAAGCTACTGTTGCACAAATGAAAGCAGCAGATAGTTTAGGTTTAATGAAGCAACTTGTAGTTGAATCATTTAAACAAAATCCTAATTCAGAACCTGCTAAAAAGTTAATGCAATATGAAAATTTCACGCATAATACTAATCAGTTAATTGACCAAGCTTTTCTTGAAGGTTTAAAATTAGCTCAACAGGAATTAGAATCTACTCAACCAGCACAAACTAGTGAGGTAAAAATAAAAAAAGAACCTAAAAAGAATAATACAGGATTTAATTCTACTGATGATCTTTCTGAAGAATTATATAGAACAAAACCTGCAGGAGAAACTCAAAGAGCCGAAACAAAAAGACAACAAAAAAGAGCTAAACAATGGTATGATTCAAATCCTATGTCTAAGTATTTACCATATGAAATAATATCTAATATTGTAAACTCTAATATATATGCACAGTTTACAGTAGATGGTATAACATTACATGATGGTTTTAATTACACAGATCTTTACCATGAATCATGGCATGGTTTCACCCAATTATTTTTAACTCTAGAAGAAAAATCTGAATTATATAATGAAGTAAAAAAAGATACTGGGACTTTTGTAACATATAAAGGAGTAACTAAAAAGTTTTCTGAAGCTAATGATAAAGAAATAGAAGAGTATTTAGCAGAAGATTATAGAGCGTATGGCCTTTCAGGAGGAAAAATTACTAAGAAAGATTCTCCTAAAAGAAATAATATATTTAGTAGAATATTTAACTTTCTAAAATCTTTATTTACTAATACTTCTTATGAAAGTGCAATTGTAAGGCCAGAAATATTAAATTCAGTAAGAAAATTACAAAAAGAGCTTTATAATGGGGATTTTGAACAGAGAAATTATTCTATTAACAATGTTAAATGGGGAAAACTAAATTACGGAATAGAGTCTTTAAATGAAAATGTAGAAAATTTAGACATTCAAAAGTCAAGAGTATTAATGAAATCTATAGATTCATTTATTTCTACATTTATTAATATGAGGATTGATCAAGATAAAAATACTAAATGGTCATCTGCATGGCATACCGCTCCTGAATTTTTCTATAAACATGCATATCAATTTGCTTTATATAAGTTTACAGAACTTAGAGAAACTGCAGATACAGAATATAAAAAAGAATTATTAGATTATGCAATATCTCAATGGGGTGATATAAGTGATTTAGGATCTACAAAAGGTGTAGCAGCATATCATAGAAATAACTCTAAATATACAGGAAGTTTAACTGATTCTTTAGATGCAGAAGCAGTAAAAGACTTAATAAGTGTTAACACAGAAAATCAACAATGGCAACAAGTAATTGAAGGGTCAAGTAATAAGCTTTCAACAATTCAAAGTGCGTCAAAACAAATTTTATTTTTAATAAAAAGTTTACATAAATATAATGAAGATGGTTCACCAAAACTTAATCAAATTGATATTCATGAACTTTCTGAATTTAATAAAACTTGGAGTAGATTATTAAAAACTTTAGAGTCAATAGAACATCCAGAAGAAATGTATGATGCTCTTAAAAAAGCTTCTAAAGCAGATGCAAATGTAGCAGGTACAATAAATGAATTATTAAAAAAATTAGGTGATCCTAATTTAGCTAAAGCAGATTCTGAAGTAGACATATGGACAGATTTTTGGCAAGTGTTTAATAAATCAAGAGTACCATTAGAGCAGATAACTGTTAAATTAAATACTAAAAAAGAAATAAAAAGTGAATCTGGGAAGAAAGATTATGAATCTATTCTTGAATATGAATTAACTTCTGGTGCTGCACATGGTAATTTACAAAAAATAAGAGCTAATTTTTCTTCATTTTTTAAATCAATAAAAAGAGATCCAAATAAGTATATAACAGAAATAAAAATAAAAGGAAGAGGAAAAGTACCTGTTTTAAAAACTGGAGAAAATACTAAGTTTAGAAGAACTTATCCTGATTATTATGCTGCTCAAAAAAATCCTTTTACATTTTTAAAAAATATTGGTTTTAATTTAGATAATAATAACTTATTAATTAATGAGATTAATAATAAAGAAAAATATAAAGAATCAATAAAATACATATATACTGCATTAATAGATAAAAAAAGAAAAGGTTTAATATTTGATATAATTAAAGACTTATCAAGTGAAACTGCTAGAGTAACTGAAATATTAAATGCTGAATCTAAATTTTCTGATAAATATTCTAATTTTTCTGTAAATAACGCAAACAATGATTTACAAAATGAACATACTTATAATGGGACTGTAAATAGAATTGTAAATGCAATTAATAAATCTAAAACTTATTCTGAATTAGTTTCTAAACCTTATATGTCTTTCTTAGATTTTAGAAATAATCCTTCTGTATTATCAAATGGTATATTAAATTCAATATTTGATATTGGAAATGGAGAAGGTCCAAAACTGATTGATAAAACAACTAAAAAAGAAATAGTACTTAAATTAACAAATTTATCTGGAGTTGCTAAAGTAAAAGATGAAATTTTAGATAAGTCAAATGTAACAGCTGATTTAACAGATAATGATAAATTAATTCAAGATATACATGATACTATAATAAGAGGTAATCCTGAATTTCCAAGACATGCTTCAAAATCTACATCACTAGCTGCTTCGCCATCAAGAGTTAAAAATTCTGGAAAAAATAAACATGTATATATTGACAGTGTAGAGTTTTCTAAAGATTATGAGAAAACAATAAAGTTTTATGATGGTGAGAATTTTAGTGAAGTTGTTACAACTGATGGAACAGTAAAAACTATTAACAAAATTATAGATCATATAATAGCTGATATTAAAAAAATAGAAATAATAAAAAAAGGTGGTCAACCTGAAGTTTTAGGATATACAGTTGGTACAAATAAAATAAAAGCTAAAGGTACAGAGTTGTATACTTTTAAAGGAATGATAAGTGAAGAGCTTTATGATAATATTCAAGATCAATTGGATATGGATGTATTAGATAAAGAATATGATACAGTTGAAGAATTTCTTGATGATGACTATGATTTAAATTGGTCATTAAGAGATTGGTTAACTCTTGATTTAAATGATTATTTAAATAATGTTTATGAACAGACATATCAGAAATTTAATGAAATGCCTTTTATATCAGAGTCTTTAGAAAATAAAATATCTAAAGAATTAGGAGAATATACTGATGAAAAGCTTTCAAAAGAACAAATGGCAGAAATAATAGTAAGCTCATATGTTGCAAATCAAATGTTAAATAAATTTGATTTAATGACAATATTTTATGGAGATCCTTCTCAATATAATATGCTAAAAGAAGATTTTCATAAAAGAAATGCAGCGATGGCTTCTGCAGGTCAAATCTTTAGAACTGATCAAGCAATGTATAATTGGATTAATAATGTATTTACTGCTCCTAATACTTCAAATCCAACACGTAATACAACATACACACAATCACTTGGTTTAATGTCTAATGTTCTTTTATATTTTAATGGTAAACTTAATACTATAGTTTTAAAAGAAAATGAAATAGAATCTGCATATGCTGAAAATTATGAAAAAGCATTTAGAAAATATTATATAGAAAGATATAAAAATCTTAAATTATCTAAAACTGTAAAAGATGATATGATAAATAATGCAGTTCAAAGTGCAATAAAACCATATCTAAAAATGGAAGAAGGTGATGGTCAAGGATATCTTACATTTGATGCTTATAGAATACTTGGTAAATTACAAGGTAAATGGTCAAAAAAACAAGAAGAGTTATTCCAAAAAATTATTAATAAAGAAGATGTATCTAAATACAATTTATCAGAATTTTTTCCAGTTAGAAAATATCAATATTTTGGACCTTTAGCTACTACTAATAGTGTACCTTTAACAGGTTTTCATAAATATTCATTAATGCCTTTAATACCAAATGTAATTGAAGGAACTAACTTGGAAAAGTTACATAATAAAATGACAAGAGAAAATATTACTTATGGTACATATGGTTCAGGAAGTAAGATTTCTACAATAACTGAAAATGGTGAAAATTCATTATTATATAAAGGAGATATAAAACCTACAGAAAGTAGAGAATTTAATGAAGAAAGTAAATTTATTTCTAATCCAATTTATTTAGAATACTTAAAAGATCAAATTGATATTCATCCAGAATTTAAAAGAAAGGCTACATTTTCAACTCAATTTAGAAAATTAGTAGAGTTAAATATATTTGAAAAAGGAAGAGCTATTTCTAAAAAAATGAAAGCTTTTGCTACTACATATGAAAATTTATTAGAACAAAAAATTGAAAGTACTAAAAAAGAAATATTAAGAGAATCAGGATATACTTTAGGATCTGAAGATGTTTCAGGTTTAGTTGAAATGGTAGCTAGGCAATTAAAAGCTAGAGATCTTGCTGCACATGAGCTTGATTTTATTAATGTTGATTATAATGGTGAAATAGTTACTGATTTATCTTTATCTCTAAATGCTCCACAAATAGAAAAAATGTTAATGGCATTAGTTAATAATAAATTAATTAAGTCAAAACTAAATGGAGAAATGCTTGTATTAGTTTCTAATTCTGGTTTTGAAAGTTCACAGTTTACAAACGCAACAGAATTAGATAAACAAACATATGGTACTGATGGTTTAGCTTCATATCAAGAAAATGCTAATAATGGTCTGACCTCTGCAATGAAAATTAAAATTGCATTACAAGGTGATTTTACAAAATTACTTAATTTAACAGATTTAAAAGGTGATAAAATTCGTACTAGAGAAAGATTGAATAAGGTAATAAAAAATGAAGATTGGTTAAATAAAGATGACAATAGAAGAATGATTACTATGGTTGGTGTACGTATACCAGTTCAAGGTCTTAACTCTATGGAATTTATGGAAGTTGGAGAATTTTTGCCTGAATCAGCTGGTAATATAATTATACCTCCTTCTGAAATGGTTGCTAAATCAGGTTCAGATTTTGATGTTGATAAGCTTTCTATATATATGCCTAACTTAACAGTTATTAATGGTAAAACAGAATTAATTAAAAATTTAGATGTAACTGAAAATAAAGAAGACTTAGAAAATAAAATAGATTTTATAAAAGATCAAATAAAAGAAAAAAGAAATAATTGGAGAAAAAGTAAGTGGAAAGAAAGAAAGAAAAAATTAAGTCCTGAGCTTCAAATTGAGTTTCAAGAAAAAGAAGAAACTTTTAGACAAGAATCAAAAGTTGATAGAAAACTTAAAAAACAATTACTTACTACCTGGAATGAATTATATACTCAATCATTAAAAGTAAAAGGAACATATGTTACTAATAAACTATATGAAACTAGAAATGCTATTAATGAGGTAGAAAATAGATTAGAAGCATTAGAACAATTTTATTTAACAGAAGAATATGAAATTTTTAATAAAGAAGAAAAAAATATTCTAAAACCTTTATATGAAAAATTAGCTGAAAATAAAAGAAAGTTAAATTCTGTTGGTTCAAAAGGTATAGATAATGACACTATTAAAGTTATAAGAGAAATACTTGAGCAACCAGAAAATTTTATTGATTTAGTTTTACCATTAGGTAATGCATCATTAGAAGCATTAGCTGATAAAATGGCTCAAAGTCCTGCTGGTAAAAAGAAATATTCTCAATATCAGCAATTAAATACTGATGAAGGTGAAAGTGATGTATTAGAAGTTGCAAGAATATTTGAACCAATTTATAATTTGTATAAACATGCATCTAATGCAATTGGAAAAGCTGTATTAGGTTTATATGCTGTAAACAATACATTTAATTCTGTATATAATAGAATGGGAGCATATATAAATGATATTGATTTTAATACAAAAGCTATTCCTGGATCTAGTAATAAAGGAAAAGGTACAGCTGAAGGAGATGCTAAAGATGCTGCAATGCGTAAAGATGCTAATGGTTTTATTGGTGAAATAAGAAAAGAAGATAGTAGTAGTAATACATCTTTAAATAAAATAAAAGGAAAAATAAATTTAGAAGAAGTTGATGAAAATGAAGATTCAAAAAATATTTTAAATGATGAAACTTCAGTTGTTATGTTAGCACGTAATGCTTCATATAAGTACACTGATTTAAGTGAGTATACAAAACAAAAAATAGTAGAACAAGCTAAAAGAGGAGTAACTTTTATTGTTGGTGATATGCCTGGTGTTGATGAAAGATTTATTGAATATTTACAACTTATAGATGCAAAATTTACTGTTTATCATACAGGTAATAAACCAAGAATTACACAAAAAGTTAAATTAAAGCTATCACATAATAAATTTTTAAAAAATAAAAAAGAGTATATATCTCTTTCTAATATTTATGATGTTAATGGTACAACTAAAATATCTGATACAAATTCTCAATTAATAAATGGTGCAGTAGATGTTGAAAAGAAAGCCTGGTTATTTGATATTAATGCAGGAATTGAAAATGCTCCTTTACTTACTTTGTTAACTGAAAGCGGTGTTCCAGAAGAAAAAGCAATTTATTTTATTTCTAATCCTTATGTAGTAAATTATATAAAACAAGTTAGAATAAAAAAATCTGTATTTTATGAATTATCAAAAGCATACTTGACAAAGCAATCTGAAGAGGCGAGTAAATCTCCATTTGGTCTTAGGTTAATAAATATAAAAGCTGAAGAAGCTGTTATATTAAATCCTTTAAATAAATTTCCTAAAGAATTTAATACATCTAAGAAAAATTTTAATTTTAATTCTTTTAAGATTGCAAATACAGAAATTGAAAAGTATGAAAAAGAAATAGATAATATTGAAATTTTAAAAGATATTGCAATGAATGGTATTGATGATAATAATAGAGAAGTTGCGCAAGCAGCGTTTTATCATTATTTAAAACTTAGAGCTCCATCTAATGAAATGACACAGATTAAAACTAATTTAACTTATGATACTAAAAAATCAACTTCATTATATGCAGCATTTGAAAGAGAAAAAGCAAAATTAGGATTATTAAATTTAAACTATTTTGATCCAAATTTAATTAGTAAAATGATTAATACATCTATAATAGGATTATTTGATATATCAGAATTTTCATTAAAGTATTTATCTAATTTATTTGAATTAAGAAATCATCCAGATATAAATAATCATTTATCTAATGAAATAGCTTCAGGAAGCGTTCCATTGAAAAAGATGGGAATGACTAATGATGTAGATGGTAAAGAAAGATTTGTTAATATTTTTAAAAATGATCTTGTATCATTTATGTTTCAAAATAAAATAAGAGAATCTTTTTTACCTAAAATTGTTGATGGAAAATTAGTATTAAGCGGCCTTAAAGTTGAAAAAGATTTAAAAATTGAATATGTACAAAATCTAAAACAAGGTGTAGCAATTAAAGATGATGTTATATATGTAAATTCAAATAAACTTAATAGCGATTTTTTAGATGCTAAAAAAGATCCTAAAATTGGTAGATATATAACTTCTTTTGATGATTATTTTGAATTTGCTTTACAAAAAGAATTATTAAAATCTTCAACAACAGCAGAAGATTTATATGATGATAAATATTTTACTGATTTATATGATGAATATGTTGCTGAAGAAGAAACAGAAAAGAAAAAAGAAAGTCTAAAAAAAGTTTATGATTTTTATTTAAATCAAAAAACATTAGATAACATATATAATAAACAAAAACTATTTAAATCAACTAATACTTATGCGGTTAGGTTATCAGAAATTTTAGATAAACATCCAGATTTAATTAATCAATACGAAATATTAAGCAATTTAGTAATTGATAAAGGAAATTATGTGACTAATTTAAAGTATAACGAAAAAATAGATGACGGTGAAACTTTTGAAAATTATTATTTAAATGTTTCAGAATTAATGGATCCAAATATAAAAAAGGTAGAAAATGAAGAAGATAATAAAATGATAACAGAGTTTTTTAAAGATTTTCCATTTTTTGCGTTTTTTCAAACAGGACAAGATATAAATAGTCCGCTATCTTTAGTAAGAGGTGTACCTAATGAAAAAATATTAGAAGTATTAAAGTCTGCTCATAAGGATGTCATTGATATGTTTAATGATAAAACTTATGATGGAAGAATGAAAAGTGCAGAATATTTAGATTCATTTACTAAAAGTCTTATTAATAAATATGAAGATCAAAATCAAAAAGCTTGGAGATTTAAAAATTGGACAGAAAAAACAAGTAATTTAAAAGAAACACTTACTGATATAAATAATATTTATATAAATAATTCATCTATACAGCTTATTAATACTTATAGAAAAAATGGTGCTTATATAGACAGTTTAGTTGAAAAAACTGAAAATACTAATGAGTTAATTGTTTTACCAGTACAAAATGAAAACTTTTATCTAAATAACAAAGCATATAAAATTAAGTCTAAAAATTATGTAGATGGAAATATGGGAATTATTTTAAATGATATTCAAAATGATGAAAATTTTGAATTTAATAAAGAAAATATTGATACTGATATAGATTATTATGTTACAGAAATGAATAATGGAAATAAATTATTATTTTTAAGCAGTGGTTATGGAGAAAATTTATATAGAAAAGCACCTAAAACTTATCAATATCTTAGTGAACAGCTTTATAAAAAATTTGGATACATAAATCCAAAATCTATAGAAAATAGTGTTATAACTGATAATATAAATAATAGTCAGAATATAACTAATAAGATGTTAGAAGATAATATAGAGAATAGTATAAACCAAATATTAGAAATATTTGATCAAAATTGTTAAATAATGGCAACTTGTAGAATTATAAGAGATAAAAAATCAAATCAAATAACAAGTGTTCTTTCACCTACTGGTGCTGAGTCAAAACTTTATGCGCAAATTGAATCTTTACCGCAAGTAAAATCAAAAGAAGACGCTTTAAGAATTTGGGCTAAAGTTTATACACCAGCTTTTAAAAAATGGTTTTCTGATTCAAATGTAAAAGATGAAAATAATGAACCTATTTTAGTTTATAAAAAAAAGGGGACTACTAATAGATTTGAATTTACAACTGCATATATTGAAAATGAATCACCATATGTAATATCTGCTAAAAATTTAACAAGTGTTAATCCAGAAATATTAAAAACTGAAAATTTAAATATAAATTCTAAAGGTTATATAGGAGTTAATGATGAAAGTGGCATTACTGATTATGTTATATTCAAAAAAAATAATGCATTTAAAATATTACCAAATTCATATAATGAGATATCAAATCAAGAAGTAGATAAAACATTAGGTGAAATGGCTCATCAAAAGTTTAATCTAGAATTAAGAAAAAAATTAAGTAAGTATATAAAAGGTTTAAATATTGAAATAACAAATGAAGATGCTGATAAGGTATTAGATGAAATGAATATACGTGGTCAAAATCCAATGTCTGGATATGATCAACTTCAAAAAATATTAGTATTAAGAGACAATGTTACAGATAAAGATTTATTAATGCAATCTGCTAATATAATCTTTACAATGCTTGGTAAAAGATCATTTTTATCTTTTCAGTTTATGAAAAATATTAGCGAATGGTCTGAATATCAAAAGTATTATGATAAATATAAAGTAAGTTTTGAAAAAATTAAAGATAAAGATAAGTATAATAGATTTGAATCAGAGATTGACGAAGATATATATGGTGATGTTTTTGATATAAAAAAAGATAATTATTGGATTAGAAAACAAGTAGTTATTACGTTTATTGCACAAGCTCTTGAGCATGGATTAGATAATGAATATTTAGGAGAAAAAAGAGAGAATCCAGATATAACTAAAGACTTTATATTAAAATCAGGTGCAAAAGATAGATTTGAAGAAAATGTATTAAAAGCATTTTATAATGCTATTTGGAATTTTTTACATAGAGTTTTTAATAATAAAACATTTAAAAAGTTAAATTATGATAACCTGGTAGATATTGCTTTAGATGTAGCTGATGATGTTTATAAAGAAAATTTTAATAAAATTATAAGAGCATATAATATTGATCCTGTAACTCAAAAGTTGTGGACGTAAAAAATGTTGAATATGAAATTAAAAATTATCAAGAGTCATTAAATAATGATCCTTTTGCAGCTAGGATATTAAAAACTTTATTTAATCTTTCTTCAGCAAATTTTGAATTATCTGGATCATTAGCATTAAGAAAATACGGAAAAATATTAAGATCAGTAAATGAAGAAATACATGATATTGATGGTTCAATATTGTATGATGATTTTATAAAAGAAAGTAATGCTTTAGTTTTTAGAAAATGGATAGAAGATACAGGTATTGCATTAAGTCATGGAGGTAGAGCTTTTGAGTTTAACGTTGGAGTTAAAAAATTTATTGAACAACAAAAATGGTATAAAGAAATAACAGATAAATTTCCTAGCAAAAGTAAAGGTGGAAAATTTGTTTTTGAAAAATCATTTATTGGAAAATCTGAAAAAAATGGTGAAACTGTTGTGATAATGGGATATATTGAACATCCTACAAAAATGGAAAATGTAAACAATGTTTTTAGCCCTGATCATGGAAAATTTATGCCAAAAAGATACCAAGTAGATTTCTTTCTTAGAACTGTTCCATATGACAAAAATAAAAAAGCATATCCTCAAATGTTTGGTAATTATTTTAAAGATTGGAAAGAAATATTTGAAGCTAAAATAAAAATGGGTAGAACAAAAGATTTAAATGATTTAATATTTTTTGTTCCTTTTGTTAAAGATAAATATAAATTAAAAAATAAAGGGTTTAGATTCTTTACATTAAAAGAAGATATTGTTACAGATGAAGAATTTTTTGAAGATGCTGCTTTATTAAATCCAACTGAAAATGTTCATCTTGTAGATCTTGATATAGAAGGTCAAAAAAATATTATAGCTAATGATGCATTAACACAAATAGCTTTAGCATTAAAAAATTCTTTTAATATCAATTATAATATGATATCAAAGAAAGATGCAATAACATTAACTGAAGAATCTCAGAATCCTTATACAGGACAAAACCCTTCTTTTTATTATCAAGGTGAATTATATTTTATAAATGAGTTGCAATCAACTGAACAATTATTACATGAATTTTCTCATCCTTTTATATCCGCTATAAGAGAATCAAATCCAAATTTATATAATAAGTTAGTTTTTGATTTAAAAAACACTGCAATAGGAAAAAAGTTATTAGATGAATCTTTAAATGAATATCCAGGTTTTGATTCAAATCATTATGCTGTAACAGATGAAATGTTAGTAAAAGCATTAACAAATGCTGCTGAATTTATTAATAAAAAAGAACAGAGCTCTTCTGAAATGAAAAGTATAGTGCAAAGGATAATACTTGGTATAAAAAAAGTTCTAAGAAAATTATTTGGTAAAAAAATTAAAATTGAAAAACTAAACCCATTAACAAATTTAAAAGAGTTAGCAGAAATGTTAAATCAAGCTGCTGATCCTGATAATAATGTTTCATTTAATGTAAATACTAGTATAGTAACAGAAGATAAAGTAGTGCAATATTTAACAGATACTCAAAATTTTGCTAAAGATATTCTAAACATAGAAGGAGAAGAAGTAATTAAAATAATTAATTCACAGTATGAGTTGATTAGATCTCATATTTTAAAAGTGAGAGATGATGAAAATTATGAAGGTTTAAAATACATATTAGCTCCTGAACAAGGAACTGGTCTTTATGATGAGTTACAACAAGGAATTTCTAAAGTACAAACTTTAACAAACACAGATGAATCAATTGAAGAGTTGTTAGATAGTATGGAATTTCAAAAAAAGGCTGCATTAGCACTTACAGGTAATTTAATTAAAACTAACAAGCTAATAAAGCATATATATAAGCATATTAATTTAATGAAAGAAAGTCCTAATAATAAGGAAAATTTAATTCAAATAACTTATTATAATAACTTACTTATGAATTGGAAAACTTTTATTGATGATACAAAAAAGACAATGCGTGAAGCTGGTGTACAATCAGATTCAGATATAGGTAATTTAGTTGGTAATATTTCAGATAGAATTGATGATTCTACAACTATTATAAATAAAGTATTTGAAAAAGGTTTAGTTGATATATTATCAGAACAGTTTGATGTTGTAAATGATAGAATGACTGAATTATGGGAACAAAGAAAAGCAAAATTAGTTGCTAGAGAAGCTCCTAAAAGTCAAATAGAAAAAGAATACAATGATTATAAAAAATATTTGATTTCTAAAGATAAGATGAAAGAGTATCTTAAAGGTGAGATGGGAGATGCAAATGCATTTAACAGTTTCTTAGAAGGTTATATGTATAATAATGATCCAATAATTTCAAGTTTTGGAGTGTATTTAAGAAATAATTTGACTGAAATAATGAATGAAAGTGATAGAGAATCAAATAAATTTTTAAATAGTATAAAAAGTGATCTAAAAGATGCGGGTTATAATCCAAATAATTTAGAAAAGTTCTGGAAAAAATATTTATTTATTGATGAGGATGTTACTAAAAATGATGAAGGTAATATTGAAAAATTTGAAGTATGGACTATGTTAAATCCATATAAAAATTATAGGCTTAAAATGGCAATAATGCAACAAAATGTAGATGAAGCAAAACAAAAGTATAGCTCTACAAGAGATAAAAAAGATTTTAAGATTTATGCAGATTTAGTTGAAAAATATAGAAATCATAAAAAGTTATTTTTTAATAATACATATTTAGATTCATTTTATGAACCTGATAAAATGATGGAAAATGAAATAGGAAGAGAAGCATTAAAAGAAAGAGATTCTATATTAGAAGAAATATCATTATTACAAGATCAAATGGAAGATGAATATGATGAATTTCAAAACTATGATGTTTTAGATCAATTATGGAAAAAATATAGATTATTATTTTCTGAATACGGTAAAGATGAAGAAGGAAAAGCAAAAGCAAAATTATTAAAAGAGTATAGAAATGCTAAAAATGAATTTTATGATTGGGTTGAATTACCAAATGTATTTAATAACGCATATTTAAATTTTATTGAAAAATTAGAACAAAAGTTATCTGATGAAGAATTTGAACAAGGTACAAGTAAATATGATAATGAATATAATAGATTAAAACAAGAATGGATAGATAAAAATACTATTCCTCAAGTATCACAAGAATGGTATGACCTAAGACAACAACAGTTTGATATAATAAAAGATATCACAAAAGATTTACCTGTTAATGTTAAAGAAAGTATTAATATTGAAGAAGCATATGAAAAAATATTTGACGCAGTAACACCTTTTAGAGATGATGATAATGAGCCTAATGCTTTAGAAATGGATGAAAAAAGGATTAGTGATGTAAAACAATTACAATATGATATAGAAGCAATAAAGGAAGAATATGCGGGTTTAACTGGTTTAACTACATTAGAATATGAAACATTACAAAATTATTTTAGAATGTTGCGTAATAAACAAAAGTTAACTAAATCGCAATTTAATGAATTTAAAACTTTATCAGAAACTAGATCTGAATTAGGTTTAAGTAAACTACAGAAAAAAAGATTATTTGCTGCATTTGAAAGATTATCAGAATTACAAAAAACTGATGCTACTATATATTATCTCGATGAAATAAATAATATTATACAAAAAGAAAATTTAAGTTCTACTTTAGAAAATTCTACAGATAAAAAAGAATTTGATAATGAGTTAGCAAATAAGCTTTTAACAAAAGATTTTTCAGGTGTATTGGCTTCATTAAGAAGAAATAAAGGTTTTAAAAAATGGTTTGATAAAAATCATTTAGCAAATGATAAGGTAGATAGGAATGGTGATGAATATACATCATATAAAAGAGTATATGTTTGGAGCAAAGTTAAACCTCAAGATGAATTTGAAGAAAAAGATGGTGTAGTTAGATCTACAGGTCCAAGTAAGTTTTATGAAAAAACTAAACTTTATGACGCTCAAGGAAATGAAATAGATGAAATTTTTGGAAAACCTTCTTATAAATTTAGACAGAAAGTTGTTAAAAAAGAATATCATACTCCTAAAGAAATTGGAAAAACTGTTGATGTAAAAGGGAATTGGTTGCCAAAATCTTATTCTGAAATGCAAAAAATAGTTGCTAAAAATCCACAATTAGAAGATCCTTATAGATATATAAATATGGATTATGAAAATATGGATAAGAATAGCTCTGAATTTAAACTTTTAGAAAAAGTTAAAAAATATCATATTAATAATCAAAAAGGGTTAAATAGAAATAGTAAATTAGGATACGATGTTCCTAGATATAGATTAGAAAGACTTGGGTTATTTCAAAGAAAAAATATTGTCACACAAGGAAAAGAAAAATTAAATGGTTGGACAGCTTTTGTTAAAGACACAAAATCTAAATTTGTTAAAACTAAAGAAGATTGGGAAGTTGGATTAAATCCAGATGATCAGCATGTTGAGGTAAATTTAGATTTACTTAGTGATAAAACCGCAAAAATACCTATATCAGGAAGATATCAAATGGATTTAGATGAAGTATCATTAGATTTGTTGTCAGCAGTTGAAAAATATCAGTTATCAGCTAAAAGACAATTAAAACTAATTGAAATAAGTCCGATTGCAGAAGCTTTATCAACAACACTTAATGAACAAGGTGTAATAGATACTGTTAATGGTGTTAAAAAAATCATTAAAAAAACATATCAAAATTATGGTTTAAAAACTAGTTTGAAAAAAGAAGGAAAAAGTGTAAGAGCAAAAGGTATAGATAATATTATAGAAAGAGACTTTTATGGTATTAATATTACAGGTAGAACAAAAGATCAAGCTTGGTTGCATAAATCAGTTGGTTGGTTACAAAAAAGGGCGTCTTTTGGTTTCTTTGCTTTAAACATACCATCAGCTCTTAAAAACAGATATGGTGCAATATTTCAAAGTATAATAGAAACAGCTGCTATGAAGTATATGACTCCTTTTTCTTATGCCCAAGGAAGGGTTTGGTCAGCAAAAGCTCAAATGGAAATTACATCACAATTATATAAAGTAGGTTCTAAAACACTAAATGCTCAATTAGTATTTGCATTTGATGCTATACAAGGTTATCAGGAAGAAAGAAAAGGTGATGCTGCTGGAAGAAGTTTACTTAGAGATGTTGTTTCAGGTAGTTGGGTTTATTCTCCTAGAAAATTTATGGAAATGGGTGCTACATTGCAAGCATTTGGAGGAATGATGTATAATGTTAATGTGCCAAAAGTAGATAAAGATGGTAATCAAATTAAAGTAGATGAAATTACCCAAAGTGTTCCTTATGCGGAAGCATTTGAATTAGTAGATGGACAATTATCTTTGAAAGAAGGATTAGATCCTGAATATGATGTTAATGGGAAAAAGTTTTTTGAAATAAAAAATAGAATGAGTGCTGTCACTAGAGATTTGCAAGGTGCATATGCAGCAGAAGATCAGCCTGAAGCTAATAGATATTTAATGTTTAGAATGGCATCATATATGAGAAAGTATTTTACAACTATGATGATGAGAAGATTTGGTATGAAACTTACTAAAGATTCAAATAAGATTTTTGGTTATTCAATAGATGGTAGATATAATATGGGATTAGCAGAAGTACAGCTAGGTTATTATATAGAAACTTTTAAATTTGCAGGTGAAGTTTTAAAAAGAGGAACTACTGCTATTAAATATATGACTCCTGATCAAGCAAATGCTCTTAAGAGAACTATATTAGAATTTGCTATGTTAAATCTTACAGTATTAGCATACGGCTTAGTTGGATATAATGACGATGATGAGGATAGATGGAAAAAAATGAAAAAACTTTCTGGTCCATTACCTGGATTTTTTGTTGAAGACGACAGAGAATTTAAATTAGGTGGATACTTACAACAACATTTATTATATCTTCTTATGAATATAAGAGCAGAGAATGAGCAGTTTATTCCTTTATCAAAATATGGATTAAAAGATTTATCACAAATGAAAAATGTTAGTTCAGTTGTGTTTGGTCCTACTACTGATACATATGTAAAAATAATTACAGATATGAATGAAGAGTTTTTTGGGGAAGGTAAAAAATCAAGATATAAAAAAGATGTTGGCCCATATGTTTGGCAAAAAGAAGATTCTTTTAAAATATGGAATAATGCATTTAAAGCATTTGGTATAACAGGAAGTTCAATGGATCCTTATTTAGGAGCAAGAAACTTTAATTCGTTTAGACAAAGATTTAGATAATGTTTATTAGTGATTATATTGAAATTAGAGAATCTAATTTACATGGATTAGGTGTATTTGCAAAGAAGGACATACCTAAAAGAACAAAGATAGAAATTTCTCCAGGTATCTTATTAACTAAAAAACCTCAAGATATACTTTTTAAGTATTGTTATAGTCATAATCAAAAACCTTGGGCAGTATTATTTCCATTAGGATATCTTGGAATTTATAATAGTTCTTCTAAACCTAATATAAGAGTTTCAATAAATTGTGAAAAAAATCTTATAACAGTTATTACTAAAACTAATATTAAAAAAGATTCAGAAATTTTGCATGATTATGAAGCTTTCAGAAAAAAAGAAGGAGATATTATTGATTAAAAAAAAAGGTGACATTTCTGCCACCTTTAAACATGAAAAACAATAATTACGCAAAGAAACATAATTATGCTGTAAATATACAAACAATTATTTGTTTGCACAGCTTTTTCAGTATTTTTAAAAAATATATCTTATTGTATTCCATGGAATAATACTATCATGCAATTCTTTAAACAAGTTTATAGATTCTTGTTTTAATGATCTTTTATATCTTACATTAACTCCGCCATAACTAGAAGTCTTTTCTTCTTGTGTTGATGGATTCCATAGTAAATCTTCTCCTGGAATATTATTATCAATGTTATATTGATGTTTATTTTTATTATGTGTTAAAAATATAACTTCTGATTTTACTTCATCTTTGTAATCTATATAATCATTACACATATTAAATAATAAACTATAATCTTTAAGCCAGTTATCATTAATTATAACAGGACTAAAATTTAAATGAACTTCGTATCCTGCTTCAATAAACGCATTAACAGCTTTAATCCTGTCTATAATATCAGGAGTATTTGGTTCTACAATACTAGATATTTTTTGTGGCATTAAACTAAATCTTATTCTAACTTTTTTTAAAGGATTGTATTCTAAAAATTTAATAGGAATAATTTTAGTAGCAAATGTTGCTTTTGCATAAGGATGTTCAAGGAAAAATTGAAATATCTTTTTCCAATTATAATATTTAGAATGAAGAGCAAAATCTTCATTACATGCAATATCATATGTTATATACTTAGGATCAGTTTGGTTTGGTTTTTCTATTGTATCAAATAATGAATGATTGTTTATTGCAGTTAATATATCTTCTATATTTTTTGCAACACTTAATCCTTCTGGAACATTACGTTTCATATAACAATAAGAACAGTTTAATAAACAACCATAACCAAAAGAAGGAGCAATATAATCACTACTCCTTCCTGATGGCCTTATTATCATAGATTTTCTAGTTACTTTTTGAATCATTAAGTTCTATTTTTCTTTTTTCAATGTCATCATTTGTAATTGCTTTTGCAGCATCAATTGCATTTTGTATTACAATTCCTGCTACACCATCATTAAATAATGTATTCATTATAGCATTTTTTTCTAAATTTTCTTTAATTAATAAATTAAATAAATTAGAATCTAAATCACTATTAATAAGCTTTAATATTTTCTCATAATTTTCTTTAGTTATATAGTAACCTTCTCCAGGTTCTATTCCTTTTTCATCTAAACCATTAGTATCTAGTTTAGTAAAGTCATTTACTAATTCTCTCATAAGTTCAGTTCTTTTATTACGTACTCCTTTGATTCTTCTATCTAGTACATATGCAATAGTTTTATCAGTTTCACCTTCTATATGTTGGTCCAATAAAGTATTTAATTCTTCTTTTGTCCAATTTTTACCATCTCTAAGATATGTTTTTGTTGATGCCATTTTTTTTTAAATTTAATTTGTTTATAAATAAATAATGTTTATATTTGAAATGTGTTTGTTTTCTATATGTTCATAGAATTCTAGTTTTAAGTTTAAAAGGGAGGTTTTCACCTCCCTTTTTTTATTGTTAAAAATCAAATTCAGGCAACTCCAATTTGTCTTCTTTTGGTTCTTCAACAATATCTTCCACATCTTCCACATTTTCAACGTCTGATTCATTTTCAACTTTCTCATCAAAATCTTCTTGAGATCCATTTTTAAGTTCAGTTTTAATGTCATTAATATCAGAAAGATTTATGTCTTCATCTATAGACTCTTCTCCAAAATAATTATCAAAAGATAAATCATTATTAGATTCTTCTATATTTTCTGCCTCACCTAAAATGTCTTCAGCCTCTGTTTTTTCAATTATTTCTTCAGAAACTTCTGGTCTGACTTTATCAGCAATAGCATTAAACACATCCTCTTCTTCTCTCTCCTCAATGATCTCTTCTTTTTCAATCATATCAGCTTCCTCATCAGCTAAATTATCTAAAGCTTCATTTCTTATTACTTCACCTGTTTCATCATCAAACTGTTCTATTTTATCATCTCTCACTCTTAAACTAACAGGATTATGTTCAGGTTCTAAACCTCCAGTATTATCAACTCCATGTAAGAGTTCATTAGCTTCTTCTTCAGTAGCTTCAGGACAAGAATTCATATCGTCTGTTCCTAATAAATTATCAAGTGGGTTTGGAGTCACTTCTTTATCAATAACATCTTCTTGATTAATTAACTGATCTAATGTTACCTGGTTTGGATTTACAGTAACTGTATTGTCTTCTATATATCTTTTTGATATAAATGAATGAAAATTAGCTAATGTATCCATCCATTTTTTAGGATGAGATGATTTAAAAGCATATGTAATATGATTATATATAGTCCATAAAGAATTTAAAGGAGCATTATAATCATGAGCAGGTTCTAAATATTGCTTTTTAGCAGTAATTAATTGTCCACTTGTAATTAAATCTTCTTTAAAGAATAAAACACCCATTAATTCAGCTATTTCACTTTCAGTTAAACATTTATTTTTCATAGCTTCTTTATCTTTTTTAATCATATCATAAAAATTAGAAGCAGAATTTATTTGTAACTCAATATGATCACTTACATTTTTTAATACTTGAGATTTATCACCTTTATGTACTTTTCCATAATTGGCCATATCTCCTACAAGCATACCATTTCCGCATACAAATACATGTGCACCTACTGCACATTTAAATCTCTGAGATCTATCATATGAATTTGACCATGCAAACATAAGACCTAATTCTGGATCATCACCATGATTAATATAATATACACCCTGAACTACTTCTCCACCATTTGTACATCTGTATTCAGTTTTATTTATTTCGTAATTTTTCTGACTTAATAAATTTTTAACAGTATCAATTATATATCCGTGAGGAACTGTTACATATTGTTTACTAAATCCTGTTGGAAGAGAAACTTGTTTAATTTCTGCTTCACTTATGTTTCCTATTTTTGTTGGCATTTTAAAATAATTTTATTTGTTTAGTTTTAGGGCCTGCAATATTTTCTATTTCTGTATAAATAGAATTCAAATAATACTTATCATTAATATTGTATTTAGACCATTCTTTTTTTTTATATGCATTAAATAAAGTTAATAGCCATTTTCCACTATCTGTTTGGATTTCACGTCCATCTCCTTTATTTACTTTTACAATTTTACAACCTTGATTACTTACATAATAACGTATAGTTTTTTGTAAATCTTCAGTTTTATATTCTTTGTCAATCCATCTTTTTTCAAATTTCCAATTACCTTTAATTTTCTTACCAATACAATAATCAAAAATATTCTTATTATTTTCTATGTACTTTTCAGGCGTTACATCATTTAAAAAATAATGATACAATGCTTGAGGGACTATTAAATTACTTGGATTTTTATGTAATGGTAAATTTTGAAATTCAAATCTACCTTTACATTTAACTTTAGAATGATAAAAATTACCTTTTTCTTGTTTAATTAAATTATGAGGATTTTCTTTTAGTTTATTGTATTCATCACGTTCTACTCTTTTCCAATCATGTACTGCGATATAATTATTTACATCAGCTAATATTAATTTTCTATAACTATCATGTTCCAAATTTAAACTAGTAATATCTTCCCATTCTTTACATATTTCAAGATATTTTTCTTTATATTTTTTAGGTATTAAAGTTTCTAATCCATCTGTATTTTGCATTAATGGAATTGATCCTGGTATTTTGTCCATAATCATTTCATATAACATTAATAAACTAAGTTGTCCATTAATAGTTATCTGCATTGTAAACTGCGGATCATAAAGAAAACTATATTTATCATTACTTAAACCATATGTTGAATTTAAGATAATTTTATATACATAATTTCTAATATCAGATTTTGGTATTTTCACTCTTTCATTAAAAAACCATTCATACTGTTCACAAAAAGCTTCTTTTGGTAAATGAGCTGGAGACCATTTATTTCTAATAGCAAGATTAGGATAAAAGCTAGTAACATCTGATGACATAATCATCATATCTTCATTAGTCTTATATATACCACTACTACGAGCTCCATGTATACCACCTAAACCAAAATCAGTTTTGACTCCGTGAAATTTAATACTAGCATTAAAACCTCCTTTTGTTTTTGAAGGATCAATTATTTTTGATTTAAATTTATCTAATAATTCAATAAGTTGTTTATTGTTAAATTTAATATATGGTAGTAAAATTTTACTTACATCAATTGTTGATCTTTGTGTACTAGAATATTTTATATCAGTTTTTTTCCAACCAGTTTTTTTGGTTAAAAAATATAAAAATAATTCTTTAGAAATTTTTGGTTCTGAAGCATTATATAAATTTATCTTATATTCAGTTGTTAAAGATTTTCTCAATTTAATTTGATCAATTGACCTTTTAAATATTTCTTTAGTAGACTTAACATCATTAATACAATAATCAATTATCATATCTAAATCTTCTTTTTTATAAATAGGATCACCATGATGTAAAGGCATGTCTTGTAAATTTTTCCATCTCATTGAGAACTGAATCCATTTAAGACTTGATCTTTTAGCTGCATTATCCCAATGATTTAGTTTAAAAACATCTAATTGAGGTATTTGCATATTATACTCATAATAATCTAGCCATTCACGACTTGATTGCTTATTTATAACATGTTGTGCTAATTTATATACTTCATACGTTATTTCTTTTGCATTATATTCTGACCATTCATCTTTTGCAGCTAACATGTATTCAGTTATTTGTGCATCAAATCCAAGACCATTATATGAAATATGTCTTTCTTTGTTAAATATATTTTTTTCTAAAAAAGTTATAAAGTCATTAAAATCATTTGTTTTTTCATGTATTACAAAAATTTTTTGTTCATCTGTTTTATAATGCTCAAATACAGCTACAAAACAATTGGCCATAGTTTCATAATCCATTACCCAATGGTTAGTCATTTTTTTTTGTTTTAAGATCTTTTATTCTAGTTTTAATTGCATGTTTAAACTGTGCATTTAATATTGGTAATTTAATATACCATTCTAAATAAGAAAGATCATCACATTTTTTTATAAGTTTATTTTTGTATTTACCAAAAGTAAATCTTCTTACTTTAAAATTTCTTGTTTCAGTAATAGTAGAATATTTAAACAAATATTTTTTCTTTTTTATTAAAATAATTTTATTATTATCAGCACTTTCTTTAATTTTTGAAGTAGGAATATTTAATATTTGACCTGCTAATTGCATTGATTCAAAATTTTGACGTGTAAGTATATTCATTATTGGTTTCATATTTTTAATTTTTAAAAATTAGAGCAAAAAAAAGCACGGACTATCCGTGCTTATAATAAAGAATTAACTTTATTAAACTTTAATTAAATCAACTGGAGGAGGTGTAGTTCCTAAAAGATTAGGACTTTCCATAGTTTTTAAATCAAGATATTTTTTATAATCAAAACTATTATGATTAACAGCAATATTAGTTATGAAATCATCAATTTCATCTCTTTCAGTAATATAGTATTCACTATAACTTTCTACTGAAACTCTTTGTTTCTGATGAGGTTCATCTTTTGTAATTTTTGCTTTTCTCATTTTTGGATCACCATTTTCATCAAGTCTTTCAATCATATGAAAAACATCTTTTTTTCTAGTTCCGATTATTGCTAATACTTTAGCCATTGGATTAAAAATAGCTTCAATATAAGGTGAATCTAATGATACAGGCATTAATTTAAATGTTAAAGTAGGACCATAATTACCTGTAACAAGTAACATAGATTCCTTTCCCCATTTTTTTGTTTTTTCAGACATAAGTTAGTTTTTAATTTTTACTAAATTAATCATATATCTTGTAACTTCAAAGTTTTAGGAGTTAAAATTAGTTGTTCTTTTTTTAAATCAGGTTTATCACATAATTCTCCAACATCCATTATTATTTTACTTAATTTATCTTTTTCATTAGTGCTTGTTGATAGTAATTCAGAGTATGCTTGATAATATTCTTCAGGATATAAATAACTTTTTACATTATCTATATTAGGATTATTTTTATAAAAAGTTAATATTTTAGTTTTTAACTTTCTAGATAATAAAGAATATCTTCCTGATAAAAAATGTTTCCAATCTGATTTTTCAAAATTAAATGTATAAATACCTTTATTTTCATCAATTTGATAAAAAGAATTAAAATGTTTATTTCCTAATAAATAAATATTTTCAAAATTTTGAAATTTTGTAGTTTTATTTATTTCATATAAACATATAAATTGATTTTCATAATATTCAATTTTATTTTTCCAAGAAACATATGTTTCTATAGGTACAATTTTAGTACCTCTTTTTATTTCCAAATAAGGGTATAAAAATACCCTTGATTTTTGGAAATATGCATTATACAATTCAATAATATTTTCTTCCATAAGTTGATAGTTTAAAGTATTACTTTCTCTATTAAAAATTCATATGGTAATGAATAATTTTTTTCATTATAATGGTACTTTGCTTTATCAATTACATTTATTTTAGTTTTATGTTTCCATTTTTCTATAGATGATCCACAAACTTCAAATGGGTAAACATTTTGATATTTGTCAATTACTATAAAAGTAGAAATAATTTTTAACTTATTAAAGTTTAAAGATTTATTTTTTAAATATATTTTTACAAGTTCTTCATAAATTGCCATTTGAACCCAATATTTATAGTATTCTACTGTGTCTTCAAATTCTAATAATGTTTTACCTGATGTTTTAACATCATTTATATATACATATTTATTTTTATAATCAATAACTAAATTATCTATTATACCTTTTATATTACATTCAAAATAATCAGAATAACCCTCTATTTTAAGTTCATTATGAACATCTATATTTTCAAAATCTTCAGAACCATCTAATTTTAATAATTTATATACATCTTTATTAGATTTTATTTTATCAGCTGATTCTAAACATTTTTCATATGTTTCTTTATCTACAATGTTTTTACCTTCAGATTTATATAAAAATTCTAAATATTTTTTATTTTCATCTGTTAGAATTTTTTTCATTCTTTTTAGATCACCAGTTTTATAATCTGAAGCTTTAGGATCTTTATCATCTTTTAAAGATTGATGTAAATTATTCCATTTTAACCATTGAATAATTTCTATTTCATATAATTCTAAGTTATCTGTTCCCATATTTAATTTCCATATGTATTCAACAATTTTTTTATTGTTTCCAGATGGAACTTTAAAATCTACAAGTACAAAATTATTTTCAAAATTATGTTTTTCTAAAAGAAGGCAGTGAACCAACTTCCCATCAATGAGATGTTGGTCCAATTTATCTTCTTTTTGTTTTAAAACATACCATTTAAAAAATAATTGTGGATCATATAATAGTTTATTTAAAGAAGAGTAACTATATGAAAACTCTTTATTATAAAAATTATTTATTAATTGTTTTTCATCCATCATATTTTATTTTCTAGCATTTCTTTTTCTGAATAAGGTATATCATGTCCAAAGTATCTTTTTACTTTATTAGATAATGTTATATTTTTAATTTCAAAAACTTGATATCCGTGATTTCTTAAGCGTTCTTCCATTTCTTTTTTTGCAAGAATTGATATTTCACTTAATATTTCTTTAGTTAAATAATTTTTATCCATTAAAGAATTAATAATATCATCATATGAAGGATAATACCAATCATTAATATTTATAAATTTTATTAGACTTTTAAAATTAACATGTGATTTTTCTCTCATATTATTTATTTTTATAGGAGCGAATTCTCTAAATATTAATAATATTTTATGTAAAGATGTTTTATAATTACAATTAGCTAATATTTCTAAAGCTATTAAATGATTTTTTTTGTCTTCACTATTAAACATGTTTCTTATTCCTTCAAACATTTCTTTATCAATTGTTATAGAGTCTTGGTTAACAACATCAATTAATACTGTATCAAATATTATAGTATTATTAGGACTTATATTTAAAATTTTATTTAATGATTTCATTTTTAAAAAGTTATCATCAAATATTACATATTTTAATTTAGTTTTATCTTGATAAGTATCAAACTCATTATTTTCATACATATTACAATATGTACTCTTAACTTGTTTTTCATGTAATTCAATATCTGAAAATTGATAATTATTATAATAATGACTAAATAAATCTTTATTTTCATAACGATGTCCTAACATCATAACGTTATCATCCCAATTATATGCAACTAAAACATATTTTGAACTTGTAGCTTTAATTTTATCTATTAAAATATTAATAGCATCTGTATCATAATTAAATTTTATAAAATCAATATATTTCTGTTTATCTAAAAGAATAGTGCGATAAGTTAAACTATGATCTATAACACTATTAAAAAAACTTTTTGATACAATTGATACATTTGATTTTTCAGGTTTTACAGTTATTGTAATGTTCTTTTCTTTACCCCAATTTCTAACTTTATGTCTTGGTATTGTACATCCTTCACTAAAAAATAATTTATCATTATCTTTTGGTATATATTCATCTGAAGATACAATACTAGATAAATTATCAAAACTTATTTTTCTTTCAAAATATCCTATATTGGTAAATTTTACTCTTTCATATCTACCATTTCTATAAGTATGCTCATGAAATTCATCATTATGATTTGGCGGTTTCATAGTTTTTATATAAATAATTGAATCTATTTTAATCATCTTTTTCATTATTTAGTTCGTAATTTAAATCTTTATCTTCTTCATTTACAAAGTTTAACCATTCTTCTTTTAGAGAAAT